ATTATATCATCCAATTGTCCAAAAATTATAGTTTTATAATTTTTTTTTTCATTACACCAACAAAAATAAACAATATTTATACGTTTCATTTTTATATATATGTTTATAATAATTTAATTTAAACTGTTTCTTAATTGTGTACAAGTTTTTTTTAAACAATATATATAAAAAAACAATCATTATATTTCTAAAAAGTCATTTCAAATCATAATTTCATAAACTGACAAAAAATGTTGTTTCATAATATGGAACAAGAAGAAGCAGAAGAAGAAACACGGCCCAAAGACGATGCTCCTTTTCACCCACAGAATGACCAATACATTGAAACCCCTTTTCACATTATTGAATCGTATTTCAAGGGTCATCATCTTGAGCGCTTAGTGAGGCATCAACTAGAATCGTATAACAATTTCGTAGAGTATCAACTAACCCGAACTATTGAAATGTTTAATCCTGTTCGCATTGTTTCCGAACAAGATTACGTTCCCAATTTGGGAAAATACGCATTAGAAATTTATGTAACCTTTTTGGATTTTGGGATTTATCGCCCGCAGATTCATGAAAACAATGGAGCGATAAAGTTAATGTTTCCTCACGAGGCAAGACTTCGAAACTTTACTTATGCGGCTGCGATGACGGTCGATGTCAATGTAAAGTATGTAGTTCGTTCTGGCGAAGAACTAGAAAACACTCAAACATTCCACAAGACCCTGAGCAAAATTCACATTGGAAAATTACCAATCATGTTAAAATCCAACATTTGTCTTTTAAGTCAGTACACTCATGTAGAGAGCACTCAAACAGGCGAATGTAAATACGACACGGGTGGATATTTTATCATTAACGGGTCAGAAAAAACCGTGTTGGGTCAAGAAAGGGCCGCAGAGAACAAGGTCCAATGTTTTAATGTATCGAAGAATCAGACAAAGTATAGTTGGATCGCGGAGATTAAATCTGTTCCCGATTACAAGTGCATTTCGCCGAAACAAATAAACCTCATGATTGGTTCTAAAAACAGTGGATTTGGATATGCGATTTACATCCAGTTACCACGAATAAAGCAGCCAGTTCCGTTGTTCATCGTGTTTCGTGCGATTGGTATTATTTCCGACAAGGACATATGTGAACGTATTTTGTTACATTTTAAAAACGAAGTGTCCGCTCAAGATACGAATGAAATCGATTATGTAAATTTATTACAAGCATCTATTATTGAGGCGAATAAACACCTAACTCAAGCCGAATGTATCAAATACATTACTGCGTTTGCCATGTATACGCCCATTAATATGGATAAAGAAACCGGCATTCGAAAAAAACTAGAATTTACGATGGAAATTCTAAGCAACGACCTTTTTCCGCACTGTAATGGGGTAATCCAAAAGGTCTTTTTTTTAGGTTACATGACGAATAAATTGCTCATGGCTTCCATTGGCATAACGGGTCCAGATGACCGAGATTCGTATGCGAACAAACGAGTTGACTTGACAGGTCCCTTGTTAAATAACTTATTTCGTAATTATTTCAACAAGGTGGTGAAGGACATGGAAAAACAAGTCATTAAGGAAATTAATAACGGCTCATGGAAATCCACCGATGATTATGATGGCATTATTAATTTGACTAATATTTACAAAATCATCAAGTCTTCTACGATTGAGAATGGATTAAAACGAGCTCTAGCTACAGGGGATTTTGGTATTAAACACATCAACAACAACAAGGTTGGGGTTGCTCAAGTGTTGAGTCGATTAACGTATGTGTCTAGTTTAAGTCACGCGAGACGTATTTCAACGCCAACCGATAAAAGTGGAAAACTGATTCCTCCGCGTAAGTTACATAACACCTCTTGGGGGTACTTGTGTCCTGCGGAGACACCGGAAGGTCACTCCGTTGGTATTGTGAAAAATTTGAGTTACATGGCACATGTAACCATTTCATCCGATTCCTCTACGTTATACGCCTACATTATGCCGCACATTATTTCGATTGATTCCCCTGAGGTGACCCCAATGTCTTTGTTTGACAAGGTGAAAATTTTTATTAATGGTGCTTGGGTTGGAATCTCGGAGGATCCTCAGGGATTATTTTTAATGTTGAAAGACTACAAACACAAAGGAATAATCAATGTCTATACTTCTATTGTGTTTGATTATAAAATGAAAGAAATTCGAGTATGTAATGACGGGGGTCGTTTGTCAAGACCTGTATTGAGAGTAAAAGACAAAAACATTCTCATTACCAATTCAATTATTACGAGATTACAAACGGGTGAAGTCACTTGGGAAGACTTATTAACAAGCACCAACTTGGAAGAATCCGTTATTGAGTACATTGACCCGGCAGAACAAAACGCGTCGATGATTGCAACAACTCCGAGTGATTTGTTTTCCAAAGAGAGTTTGGGTTTCTTGTATACTCACTGCGAGATACATCCCAGCACGATATTTGGCATTTTGGCGTCGTGTATTCCGTTTCCAGAGCACAACCAGGCTCCTCGAAATTGTTACCAATGTGCTCAGGGAAAACAGGCTATGGGCGTTTACGTAACAAATTACGAGGGACGAATGGATAAAACCGCCTATGTCTTAAACTACCCCGCGAGGCCACTGGTTGATACGCGAATTATGAACATGATTGAGTTGAACAATATTCCTTCTGGTTGTAATGTTATCGTTGCCATTATGACTCACACTGGGTATAATCAGGAGGATTCGTTGCTTTTCAATCAGGGTTCTATTGACCGTGGTTTATTTATGGCGACCGTTTATCACACAGAAAAAGACGAGGATAAGCAAAAAATCAATGGGGATGAGGAGATTCGGTGTAAGCCCGATGCTTCCAATACCAAAGGTATGAAAATGGGTAATTACTCCAAGGTCAACAGTAAGGGCTTGATACCTGAAAACACCATTGTGAACAATCGGGACATTATTATTGCCAAGAAGACGCCGATAAAGGATTGTCGCAATGATCATACCAAGTTAATTAAATTCGAAGACCAAAGTAAGATTCATCGTACCACGGAAGAGACCTATGTGGATAAGAACTATATCAATCGAAACGGGGACGGGTATGAGTTTGTCAAGGTTCGTTTAAGAACTACCAGACGGTTAGTTATTGGGGATAAATTATCAAGTCGGCACGGACAGAAGGGTACTATTGGAAATATTATTCCAGAGAGTGATATGCCATTTACTTCTTCGGGAGTGAGACCTGATATTATCATCAATCCACATGCGATTCCTTCTCGTATGACTATTGGTCAGCTTAAGGAAACCATTTTGGGTAAAGTGTTGGTGGAACTTGGACTTTTTGGGGATGGTACTTCCTTTAGTCAATTTCAGGTGAAAGACATTTGTACCGAACTTCAGAAACTTGGGTATGAATCGAATGGCAATGAAATCATGTACAACGCACTAACGGGCGAACAAATGGAATGCAGTGTCTTTATCGGACCCGTATTTTATCAACGTCTTAAACATATGGTCAATGACAAAGCCCATAGTCGTTCTATTGGGCCGATGGTAAACTTAACGCGTCAGCCAGCCGAAGGACGGTCACGTGATGGCGGCCTACGTTTTGGTGAAATGGAGCGGTATTATTATTATTATTTATTATTGTATTTACCATATGTGTTTTATAATGGGATTTTCTAGGGACTGTATGGTGGCTCATGGAGGGTCACGGTTTGTCAGGGAAAGAATGTACGACGTATCGGACAAGTATGTTGTACATGTGTGTAAAGAATGCGGGATGATTTCGGCGTACAACGACAATGAACGTATTCACCAGTGCTTAACATGCGAAAACCGAGTTAGTTTTGCTAGAGTAGAGATACCTTATTCGTGTAAATTATTATTTCAAGAATTAAATGCGATGAATATTGCTCCTAGACTGTTGACTGATATTTAATAATAATTATTTATGTGATTTAAAAAAGAGAGTACTTTTTCGAGCATAAAAAGCGGTTCATGTTTTTTAAATAGAAAGAAGTTTAGCCAATTTTTATATTTTTATATTACATATATAATATACAATGTCTATCGGATACAGTAACCCAATTGGCGGAAGTGGCGGCACCTTTAATTTATTTGTAAGAGCCCCCGGTAACCCGGGTGGAGCAATTCGAGGTTATATGCCTCAAACAACGCTTAAGGTAGATAAGGAATATACGGAATTTGAACACATCCGATTTACATTGAAGCAAGCGTGGAACACCACTTATCCCGGTCAATTAAAACGGGCGAATAAAAAGTCAATTACCACTCCATTTCGAGCAGTGAATAACGCCGGCGACCTTTTAAGTCGCGAGTACTATTCATGTGGCGGCTCGTGTCAGACCCCTCAAAGCAGACCGGGTATGTTTGGTTTAAGTCAACGATTTGGATCCTCACAAAACTCTTGTATACCAGGCGTAGTGTATAGCACATACCAGTTAGACCCATCCATTCCTGCGGCAACCTGTAACGTCAAGTACGTTTACGATAGTTCAAATTACACTACGTATTTGAAGCAAAAGGCGGTTAATAAGAACTATAACGACTTGACTTATGGAGGAGACGATTCACACTCTGGTCAGTCGGCTTATAGAGCAATACGAAGATATTAAACATTTTTCAAAAATAGGTTGATAAAAAAGTAACTTAAGAATAATACGTGTAAGTAGTTTATATATAACACTTATGGCATCATCTAGCTTAAACGATTTCTACAATTTAATATCCCCATATTCTGGGTCTGACTACATTCCGGCAAATATTTCCGAACAAATAATAAGTCTAAGTATGCCTTCGTCTGAGGTTGTTCACTCTTATAATGACTTTCACAAGATTGTTAAAATAAAGATTGGTGATTTGCTGAATGCTCCCATGTCAAATTATAGTTACAATCGTCCCCCTGATGTAAAAAGATGTTATGACATTGCGAAATACGTGTGTCAAACAAAACGACCAATGGATACCATGTTTTATGTTTGCTATAATAACATAAAACAAAGCTTTGACATTTTGGATGGGATTCATCGTTACAAATCTCTGTTGATTATTAAGGAAGAAAACAGTAAACCGCTAGATTTGATTGAATATTCGGATTACGGTAACAACAATGACGCGAAATCATGGTTATTCGATAGTTTTTTGCTCCTGAACATTCGGTTTAACGCAAGAGAAGGGGAACAAATAGAATTATTCAAATCATTAAACAAAAGTATTCCTGTTTCAGAACTATATCTTAGGGATTCAACTAGAGAGAAACTAAACATTATCGAAACCGTAGTGAGTAATTGGCAAATTAAGTATTTTGACCATTTTTCATCCAATGCGAAACCCAACAAGCCAAACATTAATCGGGACACGTTTATGACTCTATTAGGAGTTGTTTACGACAAATATAATATTACAGATGACAACAAAGATTTGTTGGAACAGAAGCTTAATTTAGCCAATTTAAGTATTTCAAATTCTCTTCCGAGAAAGTTGTCTTCCAAGATTATTGACAAGTGTTCTTCCACGAATTGTTGGTTATTTGTGTATACAACAGAACAATTACTAAAAATAATTTGATTCTTTTGTTTTCTCTCTTCTATAAAATTGCCAAATGTGTTTTTTTATCAATCCTTATATTAAATGAGCACACCGTATGGTATTTCTACTTCGCGAGGATCCGTCTCCTACAATAGTTATGTAAACACCCCTATTTTTGGACCTTTAAGTACAAATCAATACCCAGGAATCATTCCCTACCACAGTTATGGTATGCTGTCCGGGCTTCGACCAACTCCGCCTTTGTTTTATCCGTCTCAAGAACCGGTCAATGCGGACCAAAATACAAACTCTCGACATCAATATTTTAGAACTGCTCAATCTTCTGAATCTTTAGCAATAAATAGAGAGAGAGCCATTGTTTCTGCGGGAAGTAGTCTTTATTCATTCTCCACAGGAAAAAGAACCCCAACTACAAGTCATGCGAATTATATTCCCCCCACGGATTCTTCCCTGTATATACAAAAAAGACGTGCCATGGCGGTTGGAAAAAGTGCTTATAAGGTTGGGTTACCATATGAGGCTCCCATTTCCACTAAAAACTATTACCCAAGTGGAACCCGAAGTTCTTTAAGAAGAGCCCGCTCTGGGGGATGTGTAGCACCCAAGAAGAAGGGGGCCATAGAAAACACAAGTTTAAATAGTGGTGCGTGTGGTTGGGGGTCTATTGTACGCAGTACTTATT